AGCTGGAAATGATCCCGTACACAGGTAACAACGGTCTGTATGTTTCAATGGTACCTCGTGACGATATGCTGGATGATGTTATGAAGCTCGCTGAGGAGCTAGGCATCACACCTGTACGCGAGGCACTCCATACAACTGTGATCTACAGTAAGAAACCAGCAGGTGAGTTGCCTACACCTGATCCTGAGCGACAGGTTACTGCTGTCATCACAAGTGTCGATAGTTGGGTTGGACACAACGGCAAAACCTACATCGTGTTGAAGCTGACAAGCGAAGCACTGCTGTTTATGCACGGTGATTACAGCCGACGCGGCGCAGAAGCCACATTCATTCCATACGCACCGCACATAACGCTGTCTGATGAGGTTGAAGTAGACGCGGAAATGAAGGTTCGCATGGAGAAGCTGAACAAGTATCTGAACTACGATCCCAAGCTGATCTATCTGACCAACGAGCGCATCGGCGATCTGGACTGATTATGGCTGTTCGTAAAAAGAAAAAGAAGTTTGTGAAGATCAAGGTCAAAATACCAAAACAATACGTTCGTGTGGTTGAGACTGATCGCATGAACGTACAAGTGGAGTCACCGCCCTTATGAGCATGACGTGTGCAACACCATTTCGAGCGAAGCCTCCGAGGCCGCCTGTGCCAGAAGCACCGATGCCTCGCTATGGTATCGGTCGCCTCGACACATACGATACCAGCATCCGTGACAACAAACTGAACTTCGATATCGTCATGGGTTCGCAGCTTGAGGCAGTTGAACCTAATGCTACCTTTAGCTTGCCGAACACTGGCGACAATATCTACAGCTACTTTATGTCGCCTGTGGAGTATGGCACCGTATCGTTCAAAGCGAACGGCGGCTTTACTGGTGGTTGGGATGGCGCGTCCTGGCCGCTTGACGATATGGGAGAAGAATACGGCCCAGTCATCATCACATATGAAGGCGCTGAGTGGTATATGTATCGCACTGATTGGCCAGGTGCCGCTGCAACCACTTACACAGTCAACTTCTCCAATGTCTAAGATCAAGATCAGACTTCACGACGCTAGACCAGGTCATCACGGTGAGCGCGCCACGATCATCGAAGAACCGCACGTTCGGTTGCCTAAGGCAAAGATCAAGAACATGCTCAAGTCTAAGCTACGTGATGAGAAAGACGGTGTGCAGCAGTCTCTTGGGCCGAGAGACGCTACACCAGAGAATACCTACGTTTCCTATGTTAATTGGAAAAGCAGGCTTGAGAAGGGCGATCCCTACTAGGAGGCCGTATGGCCGAGACAATACCGTGCGCGTGCGGCAATCCTGTTCCGTGCTATCTACGCGCAAATGAATCGCAGACGCCATGCCCTAAAGCATCGCTAGCTGCCAAGTACACGCAACGGTGCATTCATTGCGAGTGCCTGCCCTGTAATTGCTACGCAGGTTCGTTGCCCAATGCTCCCGTTTACGGTGGTGCTATACGCTCTATAGCTGAGCTAATGATACGTTGCGCCAAAGAGAGTGGAGTGGTGATTTCCGCCAACGCATGTACGGCCCAAGAGATAGCGGAAGCTCGCGCAGATCAGAGACTTTTTGTTGATCCGAGCGGTGCTGGTTATGTTCTCCAAAGTCGCGCTTGGTTAGACAAGCTGCGCAACTGTAAGTGCTGACCAGAGACCTAAAAAAGGCCACTGCTCTTTCGGGCATGTGGCCTTTTCTTTTATCTTGCGTCCCAGTAACCGGGCACTTGCTTATACCCTAGTTCTGTTACCTTACTCTGCACTTCGAGTTCCTGTACGTCGAACTGATCCATCATGTACACAAACTGGTCTCTGCCTGCACTCTGCCTAGGCGAAAACAATTCCAATCGCTCTTTGATACTTTTCTCAGCAGTGCCTCCCCACGACTCATGACCTACTGCCATGATTTCCTTTCTATCGTGGTTAATGGCAAATACCTTCTCTGCCATCATTATCTCCTTAAACCGCAACTGCTGCGCGGATAGCTGGATGGCTCTGGTATCCGAGGATTTGAACGTCCTCAAACTTGAACTCTGTGATCGACTCATACGACTTATCACCGTTCATGGTGTTGAGTTGCAAGAACGCCTGGCCTTCTTCGAGAATGGCACGACCCAACTGTTCGCGCACTTGATCTTCGTGGTTGCTATAGATATGTGCGTCACCGAAAGTGTGGAACAGTTTGCCCGGACGTAGACCGTGCAGTTGTGCAAGCATGTGGGTCATCAGCGCATAGAAGCCGAAATTGAAGGGCACGCCGATGAAGAAGTCCCCAGAACGCTGGTAGAGTTTGCAGTGCAACTTACCATCTTCGACTGCCCACTGAGCGAGAGTGTGACACGGCGGCAGCGCCATCTCATCGATGCGAGCTACGTTCCACGCCGACAGGATGATGCGACGACTGTCCTGCTTGTTGCGAATCTGTTCTTCCAGTTCTGCGATCTGATCAATTTCGCGTTTGATGATCATGTTACCGTTGTCTAGTTGGCCTACATGAACAAAGCCGCGCTTGCCGTACTTTTCCCAAGCATCTTCGTTGTAGAGTTCGTATGGAATAATCTCGCGTATGTCTTCTGTGCGACGCCACTGTGCACCGTACACTGGACCTAGATCGCCGCTAACCAATTCTTCCTCTGGAATGCTCCAGTTGTTTAGTGCCATTTCCAGACGATTGAGAATCTCCGACTCGTTGAACCCTTCGTCTGTCAGGTACTGTTTGATTTCTTGAAACTTCTCCATTTGGCCTGGAGTCATCTTGCGAATGCGCTCACCCCATTCCAACATGCGATACTTTGCGGTGCTTGGAATTACCCAGCTATCCCAGATACTTACATTGTTGGCCTTCAAGTAAGCCACATCGCTACTGCCGCTGAGCATCCAAATCAGTTCGTGAATGAACGAACGATGGAATATCTTCTTGGTCGTCAGCAGAGGCAGAATAGGCGCACCGCCGTCGTCCATAAGATCGAACTCAAGATTGATCTGTCCGAATACGGAGCGGGTGCCTGTACCTGTTCGATCCGTCTTGACGGTACCGTTGCGCATGATGTAATCCAATGCACCCAGATACCCTGCCTCGTTGTGGCCGTAATACATACAGTTTTCCTTTGTTTGTTTGTGGCTTACACCATACGTTTACAGTATCCCGGACCACTCAGTCGATAATTTATGTGCATATAGTTTTGGAGACCGAAAATGAGCAGTCTCGATCTGGTTTTAAACTTGAAGGGTCAGCGCAACATTCGTTTGGGTGTTGATGCTAGTACAGGACATGGGTGCTTTCCTTCTACTATACCCGCATCTGCGTCGATGACAGTACACACGGACCAAATCGCCGAAGTGCGCGTAAGTGACAGATATGTTCCACACTGCTGTCCGAACCAAGGTTGTCACGTTCCTATGGTTACTGTTGGCGCTCGCATTACCTACACTGATCAGTTGGCTACACATAGAGCAGGCGATCCGCTTGGGTGTGGCGATACTTCTTCGGGCGGATCACTGACGACATACTCTGGAAACTGACATGGCGGACATGCGAGACTCTCCACTTTACTCTGACGTGAACCTGTACGTTGGAAGATTCTCAAACAAGGAACTGGTGTACGACTATGAGTCGATAAACCAGAATATCTTCCTCATCATCACTACGCCAATTCGTTCAAAATGGTTTCGCGTTCGTTACGGATCAAACATTCCAGCGTATCTGTTCGAGCCTATGGATGATATGACTGCTGCTCGTATCCGAGCGGAGATTCAGTCTCTCCTAAGTAGGAACAACGAATTGCGCGTGATAATCCAGAGTGTTCGCGTCATACCGAACTATGCCAATCAAGTCTACGCCTGTGAAATCATATACACGGCAGTAGAGATTGGCGATCAACCATATCGCTTTCAGTTCGGACTTAACCGACAGGCAGCTTAGGAATTACCATGGCTACTCTCCCAATCAGCAAGGTCGTCGTTGACCAACAAGACATATACAACGAGCTGGCTAGACGGCTATCCGAGAAAGGCACATGGAAAGACTTGCTGCCTACGAACGTTGGTTCTACCATTCTTGATATTGCGTCTGGTGCCACCACTGTAAATCAACACTACATTAACGTTAGCCTTCGGGAAGCGTTCTTGAGTGTTGCTCGCCGTGACAGTTCGATCTTTGAAGGCACACGCTCGCTGGGTATCAAAATTTCCCGTAAGACCTGCCCAGGCGTATCGTGTTTCCTTCAGAACAACCTACAGACAGTGAAGTTTATTCCTGCATACACTGAGTTCTTTGTAGGGAGCGATAAGTTCTTCAACCGTGATCAGTTGATGGTACCGCCGGGGCAGGTTGTAGAGGACATTTACCTGTATCAAGGTGAGATTCGCACTTCCGAGTTCGATATCGATAAGCTCGACCCGACAGAACTGCAAACGTTCAAGCTGGATGTGCCAGGCTTCGTCGTATCAGAAACTGATCTGCTCGTTTGGGTTGAAGACAAGGTTACTGGTGAAGCAATCGTATGGGAGCCGACAGACAAAGCATTGTTTGAGCTTGGTCCAACCGATCGCAACTATTACGAGTTCACTTCAGGTAACGGCGACGTTGCCTTTATGTTTGGTACTGGCGAATACGGTTCTCGCATCCCAGGTAACTCTGTGCTGAAAGTCCGATACGCTGTAACTAAGGGAGCTTCTGTTGTAGGTATCAGCGGAGAGCGCGTGCGAATGACCGCACAGCCTGAAGTCAGCGGCTTTACAACGTCCAACGTATCAGGCGGCAGCGATCAAAAGTCTGCAATGTACTACAAGCTGTTTGCGCCGACTATGTTCCGTAGCAATCGTAAAGCAATCAGTGCAACCGAAGTTCGCGCCCACATTATGAATTATCCGGGCGTTGCAGACGTTGCGTTGTTTACTCAGCGCGACATTGCTCCGAACGATCCAAAGTGGCAAAACGTAATGCGTGTTTGCATTCTCCCAGAAACGACTGATACTTGGGGCGGAGCTAATCCAAATCCGAGATCGGCAGCATGGGAACAATTCCTACGTTGGTTGGAAGATCGGTGTCATGGTCTTGCCCAGTTTCAATCATGGAACCCAACGAAATCTTTCGTACCCGTACGTGTTTTGCTTGCCGTCGATAAGGATGTTGATGTTGAGGAAATGCGTATCGTCGTGACTGAACGTCTGTTGAAGCTGTTTCAGCGTAAGCCTGGAATACTCGGACGGCGTCTCTCCAAGTCAGATATCGAAAAAGCCTGTCGTGTAGGTGGTGTCGATTACATCGAAGTGAAGTCTCCCACAGAGGAGATTATACCGTCAGATCGCACCAAGTACGTTGTGCTTGACGGTACACCTGATGTTCAAATCGTTTACTCCGAACGTAAGCAAGGCACCACTGGAGCCTACTAATGGAAAAGACAAACTTCGAAGGACTACAGCCAGAGATTTTCTACGCTCAGCCGTGGTTCGCCGATTTCATGGAAGTATACGCACAGGTATTGGACGACCGCATTCGATATCCGATCTACCAGCTCGAAAGGATTCGAGATATTACCGAGCAGAGCGACAGTTACGTCATTATGCAGACGTTGAAGCAGATTGGATTCGATCTGCCGACTGACTTCGTTCGACACAACTTGAATCGCCTAGCACAGTCCATACCGCAGCTTACGTTATATGCAGAACGCTCTGGTACAAACGACTATGCCCGCACAATGTCTTTCATATACGGACGAAGCATCGACGCAACGACCTTGTATACGGAAGACTACACCAATTTCTACACTCAACCGTACGGTCCACTACAAGTAGACGGCGGTGAGTGGTATAAGACAACGCATGTTGAACTCGGGATGCAGATGCTTGCTTCCGACTATTCCCTGCTGTTGCCTAGAAACAAGACTATCAAAGATCGCTTCTTGGAGGCGTTCTACGAGTTCGCCCCTTGGAACGTTGTCGTTGAACGGTTCCACTTCAACGTGGATATCGAGATACCTCTGTTCATAACGGGTCGCATCATCAAGCAACCGAAACGGTATATCGATGTGGGCATCGGCGATCTGAAAGTAACCGACATGAAAATCATAGGTCCTGGTCAGGTATACGAATCCAGCACCCATGAGTACGAACTCTATGTGACGCTCGAAAACGGATCGGGTTCCACAGTTGAGATATTCCCTCGTCGCCCTCTGTTGGGTGTTGCGGGATTCGCTGCTAACGAGGAAGAACTCAAGACGTTCACCGAGCTTAGCAACTACGATCAGATAGTTACTTTGACGGTTCCAGACAATCAGTACGGTTATCTGTGTTACCCGAAGTCCATGGGTCTTGCCACTTTCACCGATACGAATCTCGGTATTGATGGTGGTTGGGATGGTGCGTCTTGGCCTGATGGAGATATCGGCGATCAGTATGGACCGATCGTTGTGTCTCGTACCATAGGCGACACTACTTCTGACTGGTATTTGTATCGCACCGACTTCTCTGCGCTCGGTACAGTCGAGTACGAAGTCAAGTTTGATAACCCCGGTGTAGATGAGCACGATACCGTAACGACAGGGAGCTCCGATACATACGTTACCAAAACTGTTCAGGTTAAGGGTAATTGGTCAAGTAACAGAACTGGTCTTGTTAACTGGACAGATGGGTTTGCCTCTTTCGGTAACGTAGGTTTGGATACTTCGATGTTGATTTACGCGGAGTATCAAGGTCGCAGCGTATCTAAGGCAGTTCTGGTGAAGAACAACACCAGCAACGTTCGCAGCATTGAGATTGTTGGTCCAGATTCCGTTCGTGCTATGGAGTCTGAGTCGTATCAAGTCATTGCACACACCGATTCTGGCGAAGAGGTGCTGGACGTCCCCATCAATACCGTTAGTGTTTACGGATACATGGAGGGCAACCTGCTTCACATATACCAGATAAACGAAGATAGTCCAGTATTTCTGCGTGCCGAGCTTACATTGCCCGATGGTCAAGTGCTAAAAGCCACAAGACGCATTACAGCACTGTATGTCGATCCAGAACTTCACTTGACGAATCTGGAAATCACAGGACCTTCCGAGTTTTATGAAAATGAGCAGAAGCAGTACCATTGCATAGCTCATTATTCTGACGGATCGTCTGAGGGTGTGCTGGCTGTTTGGAATTCAGGTTGTGCTGGTGTCTACATCACTCCAAGCGGCGAACTGTTCAGCAGCGCTACAGAGTCTGATTTGAATCTGGTGTTGAAAGCCACTCACCAGAACCGCAATGTGACGCTGACTGCTGAACTGCCTGTTAAGTTCCGCCGTCGCGAAATAACAGTTACGCATACTGAAATTCTTGGTCCAAACACTGTGATTGAACTGACCAAGAATCAGTTCCAAACAGTGGCGCGATTTAGCGATGGTAGCACTGGTGTGATTGAGGCAGAGTGGAGTTCTGATCGTTACTACATCAACGATCGAGGTGAACTTGAAGTTGGTTCTGTCGGTTCAACTCCAATTCAGCTAACCGTTCGTTCTCGCGTAGATGGTCGTTTGGCCATCAAGCAAGTTACCGCAATCAATACACCTGTCACGTTGGATAACCTGCTCATTACAGGGCCGGATGATCTTCGTGAAGGAGCGAGCGGTAAATTCACAGCGTATGCTCACTACTCGAACGGGCGTGATATCGAAATCACACCTGAGTGGTCGATTCGTGGTAATCCTAGTTGGGTTACAATCGATGCAAACGGTCTACTGTCATTCACTGAGCCAGAAGACGGAATCATTGAAGTCTCCGCGGTTTACCGAGTTGCAGGTCGCGTGTTGACTCAAACCAAGCCTCTGGTTCTGGTACCGAAG